CAAAGTGTTCAAAACTCAGGGGGCTTTTGGAATACTACTACTCCCCCCTATGGGTTTCAAGGTACAGATAGAATATATTTTGGTTGGATAGATAACGATAATATGCCGGAAGATGGTTTTTCAGGTGATACATATGGAGATTTTACAGTAGAGGGATGGTTTGCCTGGAGAGGTGCAGCTAATCCTAACGACAGATATTTGTTTGAGTTAAGTAACTCTTTTGCTGTAAGGTTTGGAGGAGGTTCTAGAGGTGGTGAATATAGCATAAGATGGAATAATAATGACGCCTACATGTATAATGTTCCTACTGCTAAAAATGCATTCACAACAAGCACAGGATCTAGTATAAATTTTGATCATATAGTGCTTCAAATGCGGGGTGGTAATTTTATGCTATTCCTAAATGGAAGATTAGTTTATACCTATTCTGTAAGCAGAGTACAAACTGCATATAACCCTATTGCACCCGCTACAAGTTATACTATGCAAGATGATTATTCTAGTACAGGTGCTTATTTGCTTCTTGGAGGTGATAACGAACAAACTGGTGCTAAGTCATTTAGAGGATATATACAAGACATCAGATTATCCAGACTTGCAAGATATGATGTAAAAGTTATTAATGGTGTAAGTGTTATGGTTCATAGAGGTACTAATACACCTGCCCTTCCAACTAAACCGTTCATACCACCTGTTTTAGTAAACTAAAATGGAAGAATATTTAATAGTTAGAGATTATTTACTAGAGAGAATGCCGGAGGACTACACTATGTTCACTCCGTATCTTGAACCACTAGAAGCATGTTATCAAAGATATATTGAAAACAGACTAACAGAAAATTTTGTTAATTTTAATTTTAACCGCATACCTTATTTTAATAATGAGTTAAGATTTATGCCAGAAGGTTTAGAGGATAAAATAGATAATATGTATGCACTTTTTTTAGAGAAGGCTAGGGAACAATCTAATGTCTAATCCATCATCCAGACAGGGTTTAATTGATTACTGCTTAAGAGAGCTAGGTCACCCTGTTATTGAAATTAATGTTGATGATGATCAGATAGAAGATAGAATCGACGAAGCTTTTCAATTCTACCGAGAGTTTCATTATGATTCGGTAGAAATGGTTTATCTATCTGAAAAGGTGGTTGCTTCGAACGCTACTGTGTCAGGTAATGCAACAGTATTTACAGGTGGTGAATTAATTACCGGTAACATATCTAATGCTACTGCTTTCGTACATCAGGCACCTAACTCCACTCTATTAAATATCTACGATATCACCGGTACATTTACTGATGGTGAATTAATTACAGGTAACAAATCAGGTACTATTGCAACTATATCCAACGTCAATAAAAATAATTACGATAACAGATACTTCAATTTAACTGATTTAATTACCGGTGTTTCAAAGGTACTGCAGTTGTCCAATAAATCATCTGGTACTAGCATGTTTGACGTTCAGTATCAGCTTATGTTAAATAATATTCAATCTCTAACTAATACAGACATTATATATTATACCCAGCTCAAAACCCATTTTAATCTTATTAATGATTTAATGACCGGTCAAAAACCAGTACGTTTTAATCGTCATATGAATAGATTATTTGTGGATATGAACTGGAGAAAAGACATTGCAATCGGTGACCATATCATCGTAGAAGCATTTAGAATTCTAGATCCTAATACCTTTACAGATGTTTACAACGATTACTTTTTAAAGAAATACGCTACTGCTTTAATTAAGAAACAGTGGGGATCTAATCTTAAGAAGTTCGAAGGTGTACAAATGCCTGGAGGGGTAACACTTAATGGCCAGAAAATATACGATGAAGCTGTAGATGAAATAAAGCAACTTCAATTAGACGCTCAATCAATCTATCAGCTACCTGTTGATTTCTTTGTCGGATAAATACCTTCAAGGGACCACATATGGATTTTATGTGTTAATCAACTAAAAATCAATAGCAGTTTACCAAAATGGCCACAAATCATTATTTTCAATCAGGTAGGAACATAGGAAGAGCCTCAGAACAATTTCTGATGGAAGATCTTACTATTGAGTGTTTGAAAATATATGGTTTTGATGTCTTTTATATACCTAGAAAATCAGTAAATTTTGATAATATTTTTACAGAAGATGCTCTTAATAAGTATGAGCATGCTTATCCTTTAGAAATGTACTTACAAAACGTTACAGGTTTTGAAGGTGAGGGTGATCTATTATCTAAGTTTGGTGTTGAGATCAGAGACACAGCTACGTTCATTGTAGCAAGACGTCGCTGGGATGAAGTAGTAGCCAGAACTGGTAACGTACAATTAGAGAAAAGACCTGCTGAAGGTGATGTAATCTATTTCCCTTTAACAAAAGGTTACTTTGAAATTCGTAGAGTAGAAACAAAAGAACCTTTCTTCCAGGTTGGCCAGTTATATGTTTATAAACTAGAGTGTGAATTAATGCAGTACTCTGGTGAGAGATTTGATACTGGTGATGGAGAAATTGATTCTATTGAAGAAATCTCATTAGATATTAAATCACATGAGCTATTGTTAGAAGACGGTGGATCATTACAACTAGAATATTTTACTCCTTCTAGTATGATATTAGAGGGTTATACTATGGTTAATATAGATCCAGAATCTCAAAACGAGGCATTTTATAATAACATAGATATTCTTGACTTTACAGAACGCAATCCATTTGGTGAGGTAATTGCGTAATGTTAAACCAAAAATTTTATTGGGGAACTACCCGCAAAGCAATTATTGCTTTCGGCAACATGTTTAATAACATTCATATAGATAGAAGAAATGCTGCCGGGCAAGTTATTCAAACATTAAAAGTACCTTTATCATATGCTCCTAAGCAAAAATTTATTGCTAGAATTACAGCGCAACCCGGAGACCCGATTCAAAGGGATCAAGTAGTAATACCTAGAATGGCTTTTGAAATTGTAGGTATTCAGTACGACCCTAATAGAAGAATAAGCCTTGTACAGCAAAACCGTGGTACAAATAATACAGCAGATACTTTAAATTCACAATACGCACCTACGCCATATAATATTAATATGGCTTTATACTCATATACAAAAAATCAAGACGATGGTTTACAAATCGTCGAACAAATACTTCCATACTTTAATCCTGATTTTAATTTATCCCTTAATGCTATTCCTCAGCTCGGAATTAAAAATGACTTACCTATCATTCTAGATTCCGTATCTTACGAGGATGATTATGAAGGAGACTTTAGAAATAGAAGAGCTATTATTTGGACATTAAATTTTACTATGAAGCTTAACTACTTCGGTCCGATTAGTAAGCAAGGCATTATACGATCTACAAACGTCAATACATTTTCAAATCCTGAACTTACACAAAGACAGCAAGCATACAACGTTACAGTTACACCTAACACAGCTGTTCCAGGCGATACATTTGATTTTGTTGAAACGTTTGAGGATTTTGAATGAAAATGGAAAAAAAACTAAATGACCTTTTTAACATTTCCATAAAACCTGTTGATGTAGTAGATGTTAAAGAAGGTAAGTCTGAAGATAAAGACGACTTTACGGTTGCAAGAGAAACCTTGCGCGATATGATTACAAAAAATGAAGATGTGATTAATGATCTAGTATCTATTGCTAAGCAATCAGAACACCCGAGAGCGTTTGAAGTAGTAGCAGAACTAGTCAAAGCTCAAACAGGTCTTGCAAAAGAGTTAATGACGCTTCATAAGATTAAAAAAGATGTAGATGGTGAACAGGAACCTTCAAAAATAGGTACTCAAAACAATATTGTATTTGCAGGTTCCACCGCTGACTTAATGAAAATGATCTCAGCAGAAAGAGCAAAAATAATTGACTCAAAGTAAAAATTCTTATAACGGTAACAGGTCGTTAAAGCAGATTGGTTATGCAATTCCATATACTCAAGAACAAGTATATGAGCTCTTAAAATGTAAAGATGATCCAATCTACTTTATAAAGACCCATTGTAAAATCGTATCTCTAGACTCAGAGATGCTGGTTCCGTTTGAGCTATACGGTTATCAAGAAAAATTTATTAATATTATTCAAGATAACAGACGAGTAATTAGTATGCAGCCTCGTCAAATGGGTAAATCCCAAGTGGTAGCTGCTTACATTTTATGGTATACTCTATTCAACAATAATAAAACGGTTGCAATATTAGGTAACAAATCAGATGCGGCTATGGAAATTCTTGGCCGTTATCAGTTAATGTATGAAAATGTACCTATATGGATGCAACAAGGAATTAAGACATGGAACAAAGGTGATGTGGAACTGGAAAACGGGTCTTCTGTTTTTACTGCCGCTACTTCTTCTGCTGGTATTAGAGGTAAGTCTGTTAATATACTTTATGTTGACGAAGTAGCTATTATTCCAAACAATGTAGCTGAAAGCTTCTTTACATCTGTTTACCCTGTTGTATCTGCTGGTGAAACCACTAAGATTATTCTTACCTCTACCCCGCTAGGTTATAATCACTTCTGGAAATTCTGGAATGATGCAGAGAATAATGCTAATGGTTTTGTACCATTAAGAGTAGAATATTGGGAACATCCAAAGCGAGATGCTAAATGGGCTGAAGAACAAAAACGTATACTTGGTGAGATTAAATTTAATCAAGAAGTCTTATGTGCATTCCTTGGTTCGTCTAATACACTAATTAATGCAGATACAATTGCAAGATTATCTCCAGTTCCTTATGTATATTCTAAAGAAAATATTGATATACTAGAAGAACCAAAACCAGAACACCTTTACTTTATTACAGTAGATACATCAAGAGGAGTTGGAGGTGATTACTCAGCCTTCACTGTAGTAGATTGTACAGATTATCCATTTACTGTAGTAGCTAAATATCGGGATAATAAAATTAGTCCTTTATTGTATCCTAATATTATTCATAAGATTGCTAAGGACTATAACAGTGCATATATTTTAGTAGAAATAAATGATATCGGTCAACAAGTAGCTGATATCATTCATAATGATTTAGAGTATGAAAATATGCTTTGGGTAGGTAGTGATCCAAAGTATGGTCAATTTTTATCTACATCAGGAAGAAGCGCAGTTCTTGGTGTTAGAACTACCAAACAAATTAAACGAATTGGATGCGCATCATTAAAAACGTTAGTAGAAAATAATAAATTATTAGTATTTGATAAGGATATTATATCTGAATTTTCAACCTTTATCGAGCATAACGGATCGTTTGAAGCTGATGAGGGTTATCATGATGATTTAACCATGACATTGGTTTTATTTGCGTGGGCGTCTAACGATATCTTGTTTAAAGATCTGATGAACGCTAACAATAGAAAGGCGTTGTTCAGCTCGCAAATGAAATCCATCGAAGAGGATTTAACTCCTTTTGGATTCGTAGATAACGGAATTTTACCAGAAGAAAAAGCTGAAGTTATCGATGGAGACTTATGGTTAACAGACAAATATCATAAAGATTTAAGCGATTTTTTGCGTGATAGGTCATGGTAATTAAAAATTTTAAAAGTATAAATATCCTAGTAGACAATATTTGTTATGAAATACTAACATCATAAGGAGAATAAGATGGCATTTCAGCTTTCACCAGGCGTGCTAGTTACAGAGAAGGA